TGCTCGACCCAGCACCCCAGCGAGATGCAGCACTTGGTGGCCCACGCCCTGGGTGTGGGCTCGCACCGCGTGCAGGTGGAGTGCCGCCGTATGGGCGGCGGCTTCGGCGGCAAGGAGTCGCAATCGGCCTTGTTTGCCTGCGTTGCAGCCGTGGCCGCGCAGCGGCTGGGGCGGGCCCGCCCAGGGGACCCGCCAACCAGGCCCGACTGCGTCATCAGCTGCACCGCCTTCGGCTCGAGCTCCGGCGGCACGAGCAGGATCCGCGGCGCGATGGCCAGCGGGTTGCCGTCCGGATCGTTCAGCCGCCGGTAGGCCGTCACCGCCGTCTCGAGCGACGAGTAGGACAGCGCATTACCAGCCGCGGCACTGGCCGCCTGGAAGTAGGTCGCGTTGTCCGTCTGGAATGCCGACCAGATCGCGTCGTTCATCGCCAGGGCGGCACCACGGCCCATCCGCTGTGGCACCATCGACAACGCGTTGAGGTCGTCGTTGATGATGTCCTGACGGGTCAGCTGGGTCGAGATGCCCCAGGTGTCGGCGTTCACCGACCGCTTGTAGTCGTTGGCGGCGGCGACCTTGAGTTCGCCGGCGTTCCCGACCTTCTGGAACTTGAACGACCCGTTGAGACGCAGCAGGTTGATGCTCTTGAAGTCGGCCACGCTGCGGATCGCGGAGATGTTCTCCCACGACCGCTCGACCGCCATGAACCCCTGCAGCAGGAACTTGTTGACCAGGGCGGCCAGCAGGTTCGAGATGTCATGGGTCGCGAACGACGCCTGCAGCATCGGCATCACCGTCCCCTGCGTCACACGATCGCCTCCGGTGTAGCCGTTGGCCTTGGCGGCCTTCAGCAGCACCTGCGAGATCGACACGTCGCGGCTCACCTTGTCGGCGGCCTCGAGCGTGCGGGCGTCGAACGCCTTGTCGATGTTGGGCAGGCCGGCCTGCTTGCACAGGGCCGCCTCCACCACCTTCTGCGAGTCCACCGGCTCGGCCACGTGGATCGCCGGGGCCGGGGCGCGGAACGCCCGGAGCTCGGCGAGCAGGTCGGCCTTCACGGCCGCCTTCACTTCCTCGATCATGCTGACGTTCTCCTTGGGGGCGGCGGGGGCCGCGCCTTCGATCTTCTGCTCCACGGCGACGCTCGCCGTGGCTTCCGCGGCGACCGGCTGGTCGACGTCGGGCGTTTCGCTGGCGTGGTCCGCCATGAGCTCATCCTCTTTCGCTTCGGCAGCGATCGCCGCGGACGTGTTGGCGTCCGCACCAAACAACACCACAGAGACCTCCCGGAGCGTGCTCGCACGCACGACCGAGATCGGACCGGTGAACTCCCGGCCGTTTACGGTGACAGCCTCGCCCGGCGCGATGTTCTCGATGCGGTTGACGTCCGCACCGATCGACGCCTGGAACTTCCAGCCACGGCGGGCATACCCCAGCACGCGATCGACCAGCGGCCCGTCGCCGATCACGTCGCCGGCCACGATCAGGTCTTGGCCGGAGTTGTCCTTCCGATCGGCCTGGCCGATCGCCGCCTCGAGCGAGTAGTCGTGGCCGTACATCACGGCCACGTTGCCGCTGGTGTCCATGCCCGCCAGGTCGACGACCAGCGGGTTTCGAGACCACGACTGCCGGATGGCGCGTCCCGTGTAGCCAACGAGCTCGAAGCGCGGCAGGCCGCCTGCGGACGTGCCGTCCGCCGCCACTGGCGGCGTCGTCACGGAAAACTGTGCGTCGGTCGTGATGTGTTTCATAGGAATTCGATCAGTCCATCGAGGTCGTCGTCATCGTCCCAGTCGAAGTCCCACATGCGTGCTCCTCCGAAAGAGATGCTTCAGCCCGATCGTCCGTTTGTGCCACCTTGTTCGCCCAGCTGCGGCCCGCGGTGCCGCCGCGGCCATACTCGCGGCGCCACTCCAAGCCGCGCCTGGCCTCCTCGCGGGCACCCTTCGGCGGCACGTGCCCGTCGGCTGCCTGCATTGCCTGTGCGTTCGCGTTGGGGTCGCCCTCGCCGCCGTAGTTCACCTCCGGCTCGAGGTCCACGAGCAGACCGAGATCCTTCATCACCGCGATCTCTTGAGCACGCTGCGCGAGTTCCTGTCGCCAGTCCTTGCCCTTCTTCTGGTATTCGGCCGCCAGCGTCGTGGTGTGCGTGCGGAGGGCCGTCTCCATCGCGTCGGCTTCCTTCGACGGGTCGACGTGCTCAAAGCCGTCCCACGTCCACGACCAGGTCCACTGCGAAACCGGCGGGAGGCCGTTGGGGATCAGCCCCGGCACCAGGGCGGCCTCGTCGAGCCATGCGTCCAGCAGACGGTCGAGGACGTGTCGCTCAAGGTCCGCCCGCAGGGTCGCGATTGCCTTGCGGTAGACGAGGTAGTCGCCACGCATCGACGAGTAGCTCGCGGCCGAGGAGTCCATCGCCGCGACGATGTAGGGCATGTCGAGGGCGCGGGCGATCTGATTGATCAGACGCTTCTCGAACTCACCGTACGTCGTCGTCGGGTGCTCGGGCTTCAGCTGCGTGGCATCCCACTGGTCCGGCAACGACATGATCGTGCCGCGGACGATTGGCATCGTCTCCCACGCCGGCATCTGCGTGCCGCCGCCGTCGTTCCCCGGCGTGTTCGTGTGGATGAGAGCTGCGAAATCCGCCGCGGTCTCGGCCGCGGTCACCGTGGCCAGCGTGTAGCGCCTGAGCATCGCGAAGAGCTCGAGGGCCGGCACGAACTCGCCGACACCGCGGTGCTGCCCCGGCCGCACCTTGTGTGCCCAGTGCAGCACCCGCTCAGCCGGCACCCAGTCGCCGACGTTGCTCGCCCAGGTCAACGAGCCCGGGTGGTTCCGCATGATGTGCCACTCGCGGACGTTGCCCGCGTCGTCGAGCCGCAGGCCGTCGATCGCCCCGAGCTCGAGGATCCACGTCGGGTTCGCGACCTGGTCTGCCTCGATGAGCTTGATGTCCAGCTGCACGCCGTCGAGCGCGGGGTTGTTCTGCATGAGCGCGAACGACTCGCCGTCGGTAGCCCTGGCTCGCCGCATAATCCGCAGCTTCCCGGGCAGGTCGATCGCGTTCATCCATTCCTCGACGGCACGCTCGACCTGCTTGAGCTTGTCGTCGTCCGCGTCCTTGACGTCCAGCTGCAGCCGCGGCCCGGTGCCGATCATGTCGCTGGCCAGGGTCGACAGCATGCCGGCCAGGTACGAGTTGTTGGCGGCCTCGTAGCGGCTGCGGACGCGGAGCGTGCGGCGAATGCCCGGGTGCAGGGCCGCGTCGGCCGACAGCCAGTCGGCCTGCGCCCAGTGACGCTGATTCAGCGGCGTCGTCTGTGCAGCGTCGTACCGGGCCTTCACCGGCTCTGGTGCGGCCTTTTTCGCCCCGGCAAACCAGCCGAAAATGCTCAAGTGCCTGGATACCCCGGGAGGCCCGAAATGCCTGGCGGCGGATAGATCGCTGCGGCGGTCGCCGGGTCGGCGCCTCCATTGGCGTTTGGCGACATGGCTTGTGCGAACCGCAGAGCGCGGAACGGCGAGCGGCTCACCGCCGCCATCTGCAGCGCGAACCGGGCCGCCTCGACCTGCTTGTCGAGGTCGTGCTGCTCGACCTCACCTGCGTCGGTGCGTGCACGCTTCGGCTGCGCGAGATTCGCAGCGAGTGCGGCCAGGATGTCATCGGCAGCTGCCATTGGCACCTCGTGTGAGCGGGACCGCCCGCTACCATTGAGTGTACCATTGTTCACCTCGCAACCACGCGTTTTACAGCGTGTTACGACTGTGATTCAGTTCGCGTAGCGGATGACGGCGAACCATCCGCGACGCGCGGGCGAGTAGGCCACGCCCTTCTCGACGATGCGGTAGCGGCCGTAGTAGCAGCACGACTGCAGTGCATGATCGGGGCCGGCCGTGGAAAACCCGATTCCCTCTCGCCGGCCGCCGTTGCGACCGCAGTGCCGCAGGATGCCGGTGCGGGCCATGAGCTCGGCGTCGTCCTGGGCGGACGAGATCGTCACACTGCGTGCGTAGATGTTCGTGTCGGCGATCGCCACGGACGAGCACAGCAGCAGGAGCGCGAAAACGAGAAAACGCATGGTGAGTGCCTTTCTGTTGGGGGTCGGAACCTCCAGCAGACTGCCACGCGCGGCCGTTCCTCCAAATAGCAGACTACCTGCCCATCTTCTCAAGTAGGGCTGCCCGGCGGGCCGCCATGTCCTCACGCGTGATCACCTTCCGCGGCACGGCTGGCTTACTCTCGGCCCCGACAGCCGAGATGCCCGCGTATGAGGCCGCCACGGCGGCCCCCACGACGCAGTCGAGCAGGTGGTTGTCGCGGCCCGGGATCAGCTTCCACTCGTCGCAGGCCCGCATCTTCGACTCGACTCGCACCGGCACCTCGCTGGCCAGCTGGTCCGCGAGCATGTCGTGCTGGCCGTCGTGGATCGTGAACGCCTGCGGATGCCCGACCGGCAACTTCAACCGTGCCATGAGGAACGTCTTCCACGCGTTCGTATCGAACAGCACGTGACGCTGCCGGCCTATCGTGCTTGTCCTCCAGTTCGCCCCGACGCGCTCGCCCTTGTCTGGCTGCTTGTCGCTGATCGTCTGGCCGCTCGCGCCCACGTACCGGCCGTGCGTCGGCAGAACCCGCGGGCCGTAGCTCGAGCGACGGGCGAAGTCACGGA